TCAGACTCGGTCTTGGGGGTGCCAGCCACGCTGCGCGGACTGGACCGCCGCGGCGGCGGTGGCGGCGCGGGTGGCGGCATCCAGCTTCTCCTCGATGCGCAGCAACTGCCGGCTGAGGCGCTGGTCCACGTCCCGGATCAGGGAAAGCGGGACATAGGTGCGGGCGACCTCCAGCTTGAAGGCCGCCAACTCGTCGCGGGTGCGGGCCAGGGCATCGCCCTCCACGCGGTGCGGCTCGGGCGTGTCGCAAGGGCGGCCGGGCATGTCGCGCCGCAACCCCTGCATCATCCAGAACAGCAACGCCAGGATGGGCGTCTGCACCGCGGCGGCCAGCATCTGGGGTTCCAGATCAAGCGGGTTCATCCGGCCCTCCTCGGCCTTCGGGAACGGCGAAGCGCCGGCGCCACCCTGGCCAGGCCAGTGCAGCGCCGGCGCTTCGCCGGAATGGATGTGAGATGCGCCAAACAGCAAAAGCCCGCCCCGCTGGTGGCGCGGCGGGTGGGTTGGAGACATGCGCGAGGATCGGAATGGGCCAGTCCGCGGCGGGCGCAATTCACCCGCTGATGAAGAGATTCCTAACGTGGCCGATCACCACTTTGCAAACGCAAAATTGAATTTCTTTCGTATATTTTTATCTTGACTTTACATTTTCAATTGACCCTCCCGCACTACTTCCCCTGGCTCCGATCAGCCTTCCCGGCCCACCGGGGTGCCCCTCAAGGCCCTCTCCAGCCCGGCCCCCGAGGTGCCGGCGTCAGGCCCGGCAGACGCACCGGTTCCGCCAGCAGGCAGCCCGACAGCGCATCCAGCGCGTCGTCGCGCGTGCCGGCCGTGTCGGGCTTCCATTCCGCCATCTCGGTCGGGAAGGGCGTGCGGAACACCCGCTCCTGCGCGTGGAGCTTCCGCGCGGCCAGCAGCGGATCGAGCGCGGAAAGGATGCGGTGCTGTTTCGCGTGCCGGCTGTGCTGCTCCACCACCGCGCAGGCGGCGCCCGCGCGGGCCATTTCCCGCCGCAGCACGGCCGGCAGGAAGCGCCCGATGCCATTGGTTTCCACCCGCAGCACCGGCAGCAGCAGCTCCCGCGCGATCTCGGCCACCTTGCGGCATTGCTGCGTCGCCGGATCATCCGCCGCGTCGGGGTCATGCGAGAGATAGGTGAGGCGGTGCAGGTAGTGGTTGCCCTCCCCGTCCGCATAGGTGGCGGCGAGGACGGAGCCATCGCCCTGCCCTGGCCTGCCATAGGCCGGGTCCCAGAAGCCACCGCCCGAGACAAGACGGCGTCCCAGCAGGTGCAGGACCGGCCGCCCCTGCGCCTCCGAATAGGTGGTTTCCTCGGCGTAGCGGATGATCTGCGCGGGATCGAGCCGCGCGGCGGCGCCCGCCACGGGCCGCAGGAGCATCTGGCGCCCGAAATGGATCGGGCCGACGCGCTCCCGCAGCCGCGCCACGGCGTCAACGGGAAAGCGCGACGGCCAGGCGCTGCGGCCCGCCCCGTCCAGCAGCGGCACCACGAGGCGCCGGTAGCCGGAGAGCGCCGCCTCCCCTTCCTCCGGCGCGCGGTAGAGGCTTTCCGCGCAATGGGGCGTGCCCACGTAGAGGATGGTGCCGCCAGGCGTCAGGATGAACTCCGTCTCCGCCAGGCGCGCGCGCAGTTCCTCGCGCTTGCCGGCGGTGTCGCAATTGCCCGCCACCTCCACATCGTCGCAGATGATGACATCGGCGCGTGTGCCGGTGATGTTGCCGGTGATGCCCGCCGCCAGCATCGAGGGGTCGCGCAACGCGCCCGGACGTTCCACCGTGAAGCGGTCCACCGCCCAGGCCTCGGGCGAGTGCGGCAGCAGATGGCGGCAAAGGGGGTGGCGTTCCACGATGCGCCGCACCGCCGCCACCATCTTGGTGGCGAGGGCATGGTCCGCCGCCACCACCAGGATGCGCGTCTGCGGCCAGCGGGACAGCACCCACGCGCAGTAAAGGCCGGTCAGGGTGGATTTGCCGCAGCCACGGAAGGCCATCAGCAGCAGCCGCCCGTCACCCGCGCCACGCCGCTCCTCCAGCCAGCGCAGGATGCGGCGGTGGACCGCCGGGGTGCCCTGCCCTGCCTCGTTGTTCCAGATCCAGGCGAATTCGGACAGGTCAGCCGGAGGGAGCGTCATCGGCCTCATCCTCCTCTTGCGGCGAGGCCGCCATGGCGGCGCGAACCTGGCGCAGAACCGTCTCCGCATCATCCATGCCGGCGGCCTCCGTGGCTTCGCCGGCACGGGCGAGCTTCAGGAGATGCTCCAGATGCGCCAGCGCCGCCTTGGCCGCCGCGTGGTGTGCGGCGAAGGCCTTGGCGTCGTCGTGGCCTCCCGGCGCGGGGCCTCGGTCCACGAAAGCGTTGTAGTCTTCGACAACGCGCTGGATGGCGGGGCGCAGCGCATCGGGCGCCACGGCGTCGCGGCGCTCCGCCGCACCTGCGGCGCGAGGGAGCCTGGCCATGCTCAGACCCTCGGCTTCACGGCGCGGACATGCAGCGTGCCCGTATCGGCGGCGAGGTTGCCGCCGCTGATGTTCTGCGCCGTGACACGCACCTGGTCCGCCCCCGCCGTGCCGCCGACCACCGCATGGAACACCATGCCGCCATTCTGGAACCCGCTGCTCTTCGCGAAGCTCGCCTGCACGAAATCGCCCTGCCGCACACCGGGCAAGGCAAGGTCGCGCGTGGCGGTGGCGCCAGCGGTCATGGCGGGGATGGTCCATCCCGCATCCAGCGTGGTGTATTCCCGCACGCCCCATTTGCGGCTGCCGCCATAGATCAGCGCGGGCGCGTGCAATGCCGAGGAATAGAGGCGCAATGCCTTCAGCACGGCCGACGCGCTGCCGCCGCGCACCCCGATGGCGGCGAAATGCGCGTTGGCATGCAGTGTGACGCGTTGCAGCCGGTTGATCGGCAGCCCCCCGACAAGGCTGTCCAGGTCAGCGTTTCCTTCCCAGAAGAAGGATGGGCTGCCGGCCCAGATTGTGTTCATGTTGGAAAGCAGCACGGGGCTGCCGCCATCCAGGACAGCCTCGTTCGCATCGAACTGCATCATCACCGGGCGCAGCTCCCGCCCCTCGGCGGCAATGAAAAATTCCTTGCAGGCACTGCAATCCACGATGAAGGTCAGGGCACGGCTGGTGGGCAGCCCGACCGTGTCCGGGTTCAGCGTGAACTGCGACAGGCCCGCGAAGGCGAAACCGCCCAGTGTCGTCGGCGGCCCGGCGGGATTGCCGGACAGCACGGCCATCTGCTCGAAACCCACGCCATCGGCGGATTCGACCGTCTGGCGGAAGGCGCGGCGCCGCAGGTTCTCGGCCGCCGCCACAAGGCGCGGCGCGCCCTGCGCCGCGGCGGCCTGGTGCAGCGGCAGCACCGTGCCGCCAGCGCGCGTCGCCGTCGCGGTATAGTCGATGCCCGCGCCCGTGAAGGCATAGGTGCCGATGTAGGACACCTCATAGACGCAGTCGCTGGCGCCGCCCGTGTGGCGCGCGACGAAGGGGCTGCACTGTTCCATGCGCACGCCCCGCGCGACGATGCCGCGCTCATCCCCCGCTTCCAGCAGAAAGGGAATGGCGGCGACCGTGCCCGGGGTGCCCTGCCGCTGCAACTCGAAGCCTGGCCCCATGAAGACATGGGCGTTGTGGCGCGGATAGGCCCCTGGCGCGCAGGAGAAGCGCACGCCGAAGCGGTCCCGCGTCGGGTTGGTGGCGCTGCTGTTGGCGAAATGGCCGCCCATGTAGCGCACCGAATTGTTCCAGGCCGCCGCTGTTTCCGTGCGGATGTCGAGGCCGATGCAATTGTTCACGAAGCGGCCGAGATGCAGCGTGCTGTCCTCGAAGCCGAGTTCGACGCCCAAGGTGCGCACGCCGATGGTGAAGCCCTCCACCTGCCGGATCTCCACCACGGAGGCATCGAGGTTGCGCAGCAGCAGGCCGATATCGCGCTCATCCAGCCAGTCCGACACCGTGGCGCGCAGCACGCGCAGCCCCTGGTACAGCTTCGACTGGTTGCGGGAGGCCGCTCCATCGCCCAGCGTCAGGGCCGTCTCGCCGCCAGGGCCGGCATAGATGATGCTGCCGCGCATGGTCAGCCCCGCTGCCGCGCCGGGCAGGATCAGGGGAATGGTGGTACGGAACCTCCCCTCGCCGATCTCCAGGTGCTTGCCCGCGGCGGCGGCGGCGTTCATCGCGGCCTGCAAGGCGGGGCCGTCATCGGTGGCGCCATCGCCCGTGGCGCCGAAGTCGCGCGCCGAGAGGCGTTCGGAAAGCTTGTCCTCCACCGTGCGCGGCACGGCGCCGCCGAAGGGGGCCAGCATCACCGGGCTGCGCGGGAGGGCCGTGACATTGCCCAGGCTGTCGAAGCCGAGAATCCGGTTGCTGCGCCCCGCCCGGTCCGGCAGCACCAGCGTGGCCGGCAAGTCGCCGGGATGGGCGCGGATGGTGCCCGAGAGATCCTGCCGCACCTCCTGAAGCGCCGCCACCTGGCGGTCCATCTCGTCGTTCAGCGTTTTGGCGCGGAGCACGCCGTTCGGCTGGAAATCCGTGACGCGCTCCACCACCAGCACGCGGCGGATCAGCAGCTGGCGGCCAGCGGCGGGGGCGCGGTTGAACACCACCACGCCACCGCCGGATTGGCCGGCGCCATGGATGCGGAAGCCCTCGGACTGCACGAGTCCGTCCAGGCGCACCTCCAGGTCGCCTGCCTCGAATATGGGGAACGGATAGACAAAGACGGTCTGCGCGCCATTCGCCGCGTAGTGGACACGCGGCGAGACGTCGCCGATGCGGATATGCTCGGCCATGCGGATCTCTCATGCGGAAGGGGGGAACGGGACGGCCAGGCGGCCGCGGGCGCGCTAATCCAGCAGGGAGCGCAGCGCGCCGCCGAAGCTGTTGCCGGCGCGCAGCCAGGTGGTCAGCGAGCCATCGCCATTGAGCAGCGAGGAGCGGCCCGCCGCCATGCGCGCGGCGAAACCCTCGTTGCTGTCGGCGGCCGCCTCCGCCGCGTCCCGCTCCAGCCCGGCGGTGATGGCGCCGGCCGATCCGCTGTCCGGGTTGATTCCCGAGGCCGCGAGGCGCGCGCGGGTGGAGGCGACGGTGCGCTCCAGCCGATCCTTCCGGGCACGCCCCTCGCTTTCCTGCGCGGCGGCGAGCTGCTGCTGGCGGGCGGCGAGGCTGGCGGCCTCCTGCTGCTGCTGCGCCTTGCTGTAGGCCGCCTGGGCCTGACCTTGGCGCACCGTGCCATAGAGCGAGGCACCCGTGCCGACGAGCGTCGCGATAGGGGCAAGCTGGGCCATCAGTCGGTCATCCTCGTCTCGGTGGTGACGGAAAGCAGGGTGAAGGGCAGCGGCGTGTCGCCCTCGATGCGCCAGAGCGGCAGCATGGCGTCGCGCCGCCAGCCGAGGCCGCGCAGCGTGACATCGCCCGTGAAGCGCGGCGGCGCCGCATCCAGCAGCGGCGTGTCCATGCGGCGGAAGGCCACGGGGCGCGGGCCGCGCCCGAGATCGACGGAAAGCGCCGCGGTCTCCAGCAGGCGGAAACCGGCCGCCACCAACCGCAGCGGCGCGCTGCGGGAGCCGCCTGCGCCGAGGAGCTGCGGCGGCAAAGGCTCCACCACATGGCTGAAGCCGAGGCCCGCCTGCACGGATAGCGCCGGCGGGTCCAGCAGCACCGCGCCGTCCCTGACCGTCGCGGCGCCGCGCGGCGCGCCATCCGCCACCACCTGCACCTCGCGGTTGGCGAGATGCGCGAGGCCGCTCCAGCGCTCCCTTTCGGCCGTGGCCATGCCAGTGAGCCCGGCATCCACCGCCAGCGCATCGTCGAAGCGCTCCAACCGCAGGCTGCCCGCGCGCTCCACCACGCACCAGACGGTGCCGTCCACCTCGGCCAGCGCGCGGAAGGCGCCGTCGGTGTCCTGGCGCGTCCAGGCGGTGACCTGCTCGGCGCGGTAGAGGGTCAGGGTGGCGAGCCAGCCGCCCTCCATCGCCACATGCAGCAGCCGCCGCGTCTGGTCATAGGCCATGGAGACAGGCGTGCCGATGAGGTGCCGCGCCACCAGCGCGAGGTCATTCGCCTGATAGGCCTGCTGAACATCCGTGTAGGCATATTCATGCACCGCCTGCCCGGCGCGGGCGACGAAGACGGTGCTGCCATCCACGTCCACGGGCTGGATGACGCGCGCGGTGGGGGAGCCGATGCGCGTCTGCCGGTGCAACTGGATGGAGGCGGGCGTCATCGGGTCGCCTGTCACCATCCACTCGGCGCCGGAGGTGAAGACCTGCAGGTGGCGGCCCGAGAAGACGGCGCGGATGGCGTTGACCTGGTCCGACAGCAGGCCGAACTCGATCGCCTGGTCATCCAGGCCAGTGCCGAGATCGAAGTTGAACAGGTCGCCGGAACGCGAGAGCCAGAGCCGGTTCGGCAGGTCGCGCGAGCCGCCGATCACCAGCCGGTCCTGATGGAAGCAGACGGTGACAGGCCAGCCGCGCGCGGCGCTGAAGGCCGCCTCGTCCCAGTCGGTTGTGGCCGCAATGTCGGGCAGCGCCTCCTCCACCTGCGCGGTGGCCGTGGTGGCCGAGGCGACGGCGGCGATGCGCAGCCGCCGCCCGGCGATGCGCAGCCGCGCGCCGGCATGCCCCGGCTGAAAGACCGGCGCGCTCGCCGTCAGCGTCACGCTGCCGGCCGTGGCGCTGGCGGCCAGCGTCACCTCCGCCGGCGCGAAGCGGAGGAAGGGTTCCGCCGCCCAGACCCAGGGCGTGATGCTCCAGCTCGTGTGGCTGCTGCGCGTCACGCGCTGGGGCGGCATCCAGGGATGCACCAGCAGCAGGGTATCGGCGCTCTGGGTGGAGGCCATCTGGTCCAGCATCGCCCCGGTCCAGGGCGCGGCGAGGCTCGCCACCTCCACATCGCCCATGAAGACCTGGAGACGCGCATGCGTCAGGACCAGCAGATAGGTTTGCTCGGTGTTGAACTCGAAGGCGGCCAGCCGGGCCGGGCCGGGCAGCACCACCACATGCCGCAGGCCCGGGCGGCGGGTCACGCCGCCGGTCGGCTGGATGAAGACGTTGCGGAGGCGGCGGGCGCCGTTCTCATAGGCGCGGAGGTCACCCCGGCCGAGCAGGTGTTCGCCCAGCTCGCCCGCGGTGAAGCTCGTCTTGGTGCTGCGGCCGGCGGCCATGGCGTCACCCCCTCACGGCGATCAGCGGGAAATGCTCCAGCGCGCGGGGCGTGGATTGCTGGCTGTCAGCCACCCGCGCGTGGCGCAGCTCGCTTTCCGCGAGGCGGTGCAGCAGGTCGGCGCGGCTGCTGCTTTCCGTCAGCGGAATGCAGAACTCGGCGGCGAGGCGCGCGGCGAGCGCCGCGGCGAAGAAGGGCGGAAATGCGCTCTCGGCGGGGCGGAAGAGGTAGGTAAGCGTCACCTCCGGCGCATCCGTGTGCAGCCGGTTCTCGCGCAGGCGGTATTCCAGGCCGCGCCCCGATCCCGCGCCGCCGGCGGAGATCACGCGCAGGAAGTCGGCGGGGAGCTGGTAGGCATGGGCATGGTCGGCCTGCGGCGCCTCGACAAGGCGCGGCAGCGCCATCTGCCCGGTGGCGAAGGACCAGGGATGCGCGGAGAGCAGCGCATCCCGCACGGCGGGGTAGAGATGCGCGGCCACCTCCGCCTCGGCGGTGCCCTCGTCGAGGGACGCGATGGGCTGCGCGCCGATCTTCAGCAGCGCGCGCGAGCAGAGGACGAGGGCGGAAAGCGCCATCGGTCATGAACTCCCGGAAAAGGAATGGAAGGGTGGATGGGCACGGGAAGCTCAGGCCCCATCGCCTTTCTGTCGGCTCGGGCCTGTTGGCCGGGGAGGCGCGCGCCTTGGCGCGCGTGGCCTTCCGCCACCGGCGGGAACGGAATCCTCTGGCCGGAAGCAACAGCCCCAAACCGACAGAATGAAGATGAGGGCGGCGGAGAAGGAAACGCGCGGCGCCTTCCGGCCGCCACCCCACAGGTCACGGGAAGACAAGGGCGATGCCTCCTGCGCGAAAGGGCTGGCGCGAAGATGCAGGGGAGGCCCTCCTCCCCTGCCGGCGGCGGCATTCACGCCGCCGCGTGCCTCCGCACGATCACTCGGCGGCGCGCATCCGCATGCTTACTCGGCGGCGCGCATCCGCATACTTACTCGGCGGCGCGCATCCGCACGATGCCGGCGCCGTCGATCAGCGTCGCGCCCTGGCTCATCATGTTGTTGACAAAGAAGGCGGCGCGGTCGCCGTGCCAGGTGATGTCGGTCGCCACCTCCTGCGCCACGGCATGGCCGATGGCGGTCTTGTGGTAGAAGTAGCAGAAGCGCAGGTTGCCGCTCCTGGTCAGGCCCGAATGCGGCATCCAGGTGGCGCCCAGCCAGCGCTTCACCTGCGTGCCCTTCCAGGGCAGCTCGTCATCGCCGATATAGTTGCTGTTCGCGAACTCCTGGATCTGCAGCAGCTCACTCCACTGCTTCCAGCCGACGATGGCGAAGCGGTTGCCGTCATCGGGAACATCGGCGGCGCCAAGCATCTCGAAGGCCTTCAGCACCTTCGCGCGGGTCAGCCCATCCGTGTCGGTGGTGCCGGCGGCGGTGCCCACGGCCTCGTTCGTGGCGGTGTCGAGCGCGGCGATGATCAGCTCATCGGTCTTGCGGCCCAGCGCATAGGCGCCGGCATTGGCCACCACCTGCCGCTCGTCGATATTGGTCTTCAGCTCGTCGAGCCGGTCGATCCATTCGCCGGCATAGTAGTCCTGCAGGAAGCACTCGACGTTGGAATGCGAGAGGTTCATCACCGGCACGGCGCCGTTGCGCGCCTTGGCCGCCGCGATGCCGCGGCCGACGATCGGGAAGGCGGTGGAGGCGCCGCGCACGCCGGTCTTGCTGCGCACGGTGGGGCGCAGCTTGCTGCCCTGGCGCTGGTAGGCATCATGCACCTCGGACTGGAACTGCTTCGCGAAGACCTGGTCGATGGAAGCGGACATGCCGATTTCCTTGAGAGAGGATCAGGAAGGGATGGAAGCGCCGCGCGCCGGCTTGTCCCCTCGGGGGCTGGGGCGCGGGCACGCCGCCGCGCCCGGCGAAAGGCCGGGTTGGGCGGCGGCGGAATCTCGGTGGCGCGGTGGCGGGGGCCGTGCCCCCGCCGCGCTCAAGCCTGGCCGAAGAGGCGCTTGAAGCCCTCGGTCACACGCTTGACGTATTCCGGCTCGCGGGTGCGCCAGTAGCGCGGGTCGCGCATCATGCGGCGCAACGCCTGCTCATCGACGCCTTCGGGTGCCTCGGCATCGCGGGCCAGGTCGGGCTCGCCCTTGGCCATCATGCGGTGCAGCGCCACCACCCCCTCGGCGGTGGTGGAGAGCGCCTCGAAGACCGGTGGCGCGAGATTGGCGCGGCCCCAGGCGGCGATCTGTGGCGCCATCTGACGGAAGCGCTCCTCGCCGCCGAATTCCTGCGCGAGCCGCGTGAGCTGCTTTTGCGCCTCGTAGTCGGCGGCGGCCTCCGCGATCATCGGCAGGAGGCGCTCGGCGGCGAGGTCATAGACCAGCTGCACCTGGGCACAGGTGAAGCCGGCCTCGTGCAGCTGGCGGTTCACCTCGGCATCCGGGCCGCAAAGATCGTGCTTCGGCGCGATGCTGTATTCCTCGTGGCTGTCCGGCACGCCCATGGCGCGGCGGAAGCGCAACCGCTCATCCTCCGGCGCCTCGGGGCCCGGCGGCGCGAAGCGCTGCGAGAGGCGCTTCTCCAGCTCGCGGTAGCTCTTCAGCAGCGCCTCCACGCGCAGCTTGCCGGCCTCGTCGCGGAACTTCTCCGGGACGTCGGGCGGGGAGACCGTCTCGGCCTCCGGCTCCATCGCGGCCTCCAGCAGATTCTCGGTCATGCGGGGCTTCACTCCTCGACGGGGTTCAGGATTCCGGCCGGCGCGGAAAGCGTGCGGGCCAGGTGTCGGGTGGCGGCCGGGATGTCGATCTGCGCCGTGGCCTCAGGCCCCAGCGCGGCCGCCGCCTGAAGAAAGAGCAGCGTGTTCGCGGCATCGGCGCGGCCCTGCACGCGGGCGAGCGGCGACTGGTAGGTCAGCCGCGCCTCGCGCCCATCCAGCACCAACGGCGGCACCTCGCCCCGGCGGCGAAGGATGCCGAGGCAGCGGCCGACCAGCGGCGTCAGCAGCTCCGCCTGCAGGCGGCCATAGGTGGCGCCGAGCAGGCGGGCGGTCTCGGCGCTGCGCTCCAGCACCTCGGTGGCGGTCATCTGCCCGCCACGCGGGGCGGCCAGCCGGTCGGCCAGCAGGGCGTGGCGGATGCGGCCGCGGAGATCGTCCAGCACCAGTTGCGAGACATCGAAATTGCCCGGTGCCGCCAGCGGCGTGAGGCCGGAGGAGCCCGGCGCCTTCGGGATGATGGCGCCCGGCACCAGCCGCACCGTGGCGGGGTTCAGCACCCCGTCATCCTCCGCCTGCCAGATGCCGGTGGCGGCGATGGAGGCGTTCTTCAGCACCAGCTCCACCACCTTGTTGGCGGTGCGGATGTCGGGCAGCGCCTTCATCACCGGGCCGCGGCCATAAACCTCGCCCGGCACCTTCAGCCAGCGGAAGGCGATGAAGGGGCTGTCGAGGAAACGGCCGGAGGCCAGCGGCAGCGTCTCGCCATCATGGTCCAGCACGGCCAGGAAGCCGCTGCCGCCACGCTCCGGCCAGACGGCCTCGACCACGCGGTGGCGCCGCGGCCTCTCCCCCTCATCCGCCGGAGCCAGCAAGGCGGGCGGCAGCGCGGCACCGGGATAGCGCGCGGCGACCGCCGCCGCATCGAGTGTCATGCTGCGATAGACGGTGTCGAGCCGCCCGCCCGCGCCTTCCTCCAGCACCGCCTCGCGCAGCGGCACGGCGGTGAAGCGCAGCGCCGAGAGCGCGCCCGGCGGCGCCTCCTCCACCAGCAGCACGCCGGTGCCGGCGACCACGAGATCCAGGAAGGCTTGGTGCATCTCCAAAGCGAAGTTGGAGCGGTCGAGATGGCCCTGCAGCGTTTCCGCCGCCGCCTCCAGCGCCTCGGCGGCGGCGGCGGCGTCCGGCCCCTTCGCCAGCGTGCCGGCGGGGGCGAGGCCGAACCAGCGCGACCAGGGCGGCGTCAGCTCGGCCAGCAGGCTGGCGGCGAGTTGCTCCGCCGCATCCGGCGCCGTGGCATCGTAGAGCGCGGGGCCACCGCTGCCTGGCGTGCCGCTCAGCACATGGTCGTAGCATTCCCGCCAGACCCCCTCCCAGGGGCGGCGGCGGGCTTCGGCGGCGGCATGGCGCGCCAGCAGGGTCTCGGGCGAAAGGGTCATGCGCCTCACTCCCCGAGCAGGTTCTTGCGCCCGGAGGCGAGGCCGGACGGCAGCGCCTCCAGCACACCGCGGGCGGAGGTGTTCACCGTCCCCGCGAGGCCACGTTGGGAACGCTGCTGGTTCTCCTGCCGGGCGGTCTGGCCAGCGGCTTCGGGGGTTGGGCCGGCGGGTGCGGCGGCCGGTTGGGTCGGGGTCACGACCACCGGCTTCGGGGCGCGGAACAGGCCACCCAT